CTGCTACACAGTATTGATATGTTTTTGCCATAGTTTCCTCCTTATGTTTCTGTTGTTGTGTTTGTTGTTTTTATCACAAATCCTGTTCCATTCCACTCTTCAGTATTTGTTAAAGCAGTTGCTCCACCAAAACATAAAGCCGATGTATTACTAGCTCCTGATCCATCAGCAACTACTCTTCCTGTACTTAAAATATTTACGTTAGACCAATTAGTTCCATTCCAAGATTCTGTAGAAGTTTTTGATCCAGTTCCTGGATCTTCTCCACTAAAAGCTAAAGCAGACGTTTGTGTGCCAGTTCCAACTAATTGTCTTCTATCATCATTCATATTATTTACTTCAGTCCAAGCAGATCCATTCCAAGATTCTGTGTTTGCTGTTACTGCTGGACTTGGTTCTTTACCACCAAAAGCTAAACCAGCTGTGGTAGTTCCAGCACCTCCTGGATTACTATCTCTTGCTGTATTTAAATTTGCAACTTCCGTCCAACTTGTTCCATTCCAAGATTCATTATTAACAGTGCCACCACCTCCAAAATTTAAAGCTGCTGTAGAAGTTCCTAAACTTCCAGCATTAGGTGAAGCGTCATTTAAATCATTTACTTCAGTCCAAGTATATCCGTTCCACAATTCTGTTACAGTAGTGTTCCCTGGTGACCCAGGAACATCTCCTCCAAAAGCTACAGCTGCTGTGTTGTTTGTACCAGCTCCTGATAAATTATCTCTAGCTGTATTTAAATTATTAACTTCTGCCCAAGTTGTTCCATTATATTGTTCTGTATCTGCAGCTCTAGTATTACCAGGATTTTTATTACCTCCATAAGCTAAACTAGATGTTACTGTTCCATTACCTGCTAAAGATTGTTTACCTGTATTTAAATTACCACCCGTGACCCATGCTCCGACAGCAATACCTGCGTCCCATGTTTCTGTAGCACCTGTTTCTGAAGGAGCTTCTCCACCAAAAGCTACTGAAGATGTGCTAGTACCAGCACCACTTAAAAAATCTCTTGCTAAATTTAAATCACTTGTTTCAGTCCAAACTGAACCATTCCAAGACTCTGTAACTGCAGAGGGCCCTGTAGAAATTTCACCTCCAGCCATTAAAGCTGATGTATTACTACTTCCCATTCCTGCAACTTGGTATCTAGCAGTGTTTATATCTGCAACATCAGTCCATGATGTACCATTCCAACTTTCTGTTCCTGCTGAAATACCTGGAAGTTGACCTCCAAAAGATAAAGCTGAAGTTGCTGTGCCTGCACCTCCTGAAACAGATATAGCAGTATTTAAATTATTTACTTCAGTCCAAGCAGATCCATTCCACGATTCTGTATTTGCTGTTTGATTTGGTGGTGGATTAGATACACCGCCAAAAGCTAAAGCTGCTGGTTGTGTTCCTGCACTAGCTACATCTCTTTTTGTTTCATTTAAATCACCTACTTCAGTCCAACTAGATCCATTCCAAGATTCATTAATTGATTGAAAACTTGCTGGAGGTACTAATCCTCCAAATCCTAAAGCTGCAGTGCTAGTTCCAGCACCTGATAATCTTTGTCTAGCAGTATTTAAATCACCAATTTCTGTCCAACTAGAACCATCCCATGATTCTGTAAATGCTCTAACAGTGCTTTTACCGCCGCCAAAACCTAATGCTGCGGTTTGTGTGCCTACACTTCCCATTCCTCTTCTACCTGTATTCATAGCAGGTTGACTAGACCAAGAATTACCTATAACTTGTTCTTGAAATTTAAATTCTGAATTAGTTGTGTCATACCAAAGTTGACCTGTAACTGGAGCAGGTGGATCGCCAGCGATATTTTGGACCGCTGTCCCATGTATATCTTTATAGGTAGCCATTATTTACTCTTCAGCAACCAACCTTGAGTAGAATCTGTAAATACCAAAGTGTTTGCTGCTCTTTCTGTAGCCACAGTTAAATTGTCTGTGGATCCATGAATTTTTTCTGAACCATTAGTAGCAATTGTTAGATTGTTACTATCAAACGTTCCTCCGTAATCAACAAATGAAACTTCATCACCAATAGTTCCTGCAGGTAATGTTAAAGTAAAGGCTCCACCTGATGTATTACAGAATACACCTTGACCAGCTGCTGCTGTAAAATTTGATGTTTTAACTGCTTGCCATGAAGTACCACCACCAATATAAGTTTTGATATCAGTCATTGCAACTTGAACCATTGTACCATTATCATTTAGTACAACTCTGTCAGCATCTGCAACTGTTGTTGAAGTAGCTGATGTTCCACCATCAACTATATTTAGTTCTGCTGCTGTAGAATCTACAGCTGCTAATTTTGTTAAGTCCGCTTGTACTAATCCTGATACTCCATCAAGTAAGTTTAATTCTGCTGCTGTCGATGTAACTGCTGTTGAGTTAAGAACTAGTTTACCATCACCAACAATAATTTTATCATTGAATGTAGCTGAACCTGCATCACTACCATCAAGTGTAAGCATAGTAATATCAGCACTGTCATCAGTCCCTTTAAATATAACATCTGAATCGTTTGCTGCTGCATCAATTGTAATATTACCCGATGAAGTTGTAAGGTTAACTGCAGCATCACCAGCTGTTAAATCATCTGCTGCTGAAGATACACCACTTGTAAAATATGTTTTAAATGTTGCAGCACTAGTGACTTTCATAGTGCCACCATCATTGTGAATAATACCATCACCATCAGCTATTGCTGTAGTTCCTATCGTAGCTCCACCGTCTACAAAGTTAAGTTCTGCTGCTGTTGCAGTTACATTAGTTCCACCTATGTCTAATGTTGTTACCGAAATTTCTCCTGCAACTGTTGCAACACCATCAGCGAGTGTTATTAAGTCGGTGTCATCAGTATGACCAATTGTTGTTCCATTAATAATTACATTATCTACAGTTAAAGTTGTAAGTGTACCAACAGACGTAAGATTAGGCATTGCTGTAATTTCATCATCAAAGTATGCAGCTAAATCTGTAACTGCTACTTGCACCATTGTACCATTGTCATTTAAAACAACCCTGTCTGCATCTACGATTGTTGTAGATGTAGCTGATGTTCCACCGTCAACTATATTTAGTTCTGCTGCAGTTGAATCTACAGCTGCAAGTTTAGTTAAATCTGCTTGTACTAATCCAGAAACTCCGTCTAATAAATTTAATTCTGTTGCAGTTGATGTTACGTTTGTTCCACCAATATCTAAAGTTGTTACAGATATTTCTCCTGCAACTGTTACTATACCACTAGCAACTGTTAATAAATCTGTGTCACTTGTGTGTCCAATATTAGAACCATTTATAATTACATTATCTACTGTTAAAGTTGTAAGTGTGCCAACCGATGTAAGGTTTGGCATAGCAGTAATTTCATCGTCAAAGTACGCAGCTAAATCTGTAACTGCAACTTGCACCATTGTGCCATTATCATTTAAAACAACTCTATCCGCATCAGCAACTGTTGTAGATGTGGCTGACGTTCCACCGTCAACAATATTTAATTCTGCTGCAGTTGAATCAACTGCCGCTAGTTTTGTAAAATCTGCTTGTACTAATCCAGAAACTCCATCTAATAAATTTAATTCTGCTGCAGTTGAAGTTATTGCTGTGCTTCCAAAAGTAAGACCACTTTCTGGTACAACAATGCTACTTCCAGATTGTGCTGTAAAAGTATTTGCTGTAAATTGAAAATCATCTGCACCAGCAATTTTAATATCTATTTGATCATCTGTGTCTGCTGTAATACTTGTGTCTGCATCAGCATCTAAAATTAATTCTTTACCATCTAAGTCAGTTCCACCACTAAATCCTGCATCAACAATATTTGTTCCGTCTGAATAAAATAATTTTGTAGTTTTTTCTGATACACCAAAAGTTACACCTGTTCCTGATGCTGTTTTAAATTGTACTGTGTATGCACCCGATGTGCCGTTTGTTACAATATAAACTTTTTCTACTGAATCTGGTACAGTTACAATAGAATTACCTGTTATTGTACCTGTTAATTTTATAACAGCGTTTTGTGCTGTTGCTGTAGATGCACCATCAGTAATTGATAATGCTAATGTACCACCACTAGTTACTGCTTGCTCTACGTAACCTGATATGGCTGTGTTAACGATGTCTAGATTGGTATTAGTTTTATCTCCCCAAGTTCCGGCATTCTCGCCGGTTGCCATTTTTTCTATACCAAGTGTTGTAAATGTTGATGCCATAATTTAATTCCTATTGTGGTGGTGACTGTATAGGTATCCTAACAGTACCATCTGTGTAATCATCTCTTCTTCGTCTTCCAATTTGTTCTGCAGCAAATAATTGCACTGCTTCTTTATATTTTCCTTCATATAGTTGTAACATATCCATGGGTCCTTTTAAAAAAGCATAAGCTTCTGCTAAACAACAATATAACAGACCGTTTGGAAAATTCATACTAATATAATTAGTATCATTATTTTCAAATATTGTTGGAGCTGCATTATAATGTATTTTATATGCAAATGTATCACTTGGTGTTGGTGACACAATTATAGATCCAGAGTTTGATGAGCTTTCTCCAGTTGCTCCTGTATCTAACATTGCATAATATTTAGGTGTTCCAGTAGATGTAGTTGCTGAAATATATTCCTCTAAAAATGTTACATCTTTTTTTTCTAAATAAGTATTAGCACCAGTATAAGTAGATCCAGTTGCAGTGTAAACCTGCACCGCTCTAACAAATACAGCTCCTGCTGGTACAGTCACAGTTCCTGTTCCTGCTGTAAAATTACCTGTGGATGTTTTTCTATCTGCATCTAAAGGAATATCTCTAAAAATTCTATAC